GGTCTGCTCCACGTCGGCCTCAGCCGCCGCGGCAGCAGCTTCTCGGCGCGCCGGCGTGTCGAAGCCCATGGCGGCTTCGGCGAGCTTTTGCTCCACCGGACGGAAGACGCTCTTCTGGTAGCCCTGCGATTCGTCGGCAGCCGCCAGTTGCTTGCGCGCTGCTTCATTCTGGAGGTCCGCTTGATCGAACGCGATCTGCGTGGCCCGCGCACGCTCCGGAGCGGTCTCGGCGTAGATCTGCTTGGACCAGTCAAGTTGCTCTTTCGAGAGGTTCGCCTGCTGTTCTGCAGCTCGGTTCATTCCGCTGGTATCCGGGGTGTCTGCTCCTCCAAACATGGAGCTGACCAACATTCCGCCGACCGCCCCGACCGCGGAGGCCACGCTGCAAAAGCGCGATTCGATGACGGCCTCGTCCTCGGCGCGTTCCATCGCGCGACGGCTCAAAAATTCCAGAGGTTTCGCCATGGTTATCCTCCAATCCATTTCGTGTAGGTCATCTCCACAGGTGCGAACCGGCGACGGCGGAAGATCGCGCCGATGTCGCGGTGCAGCTTGGTGCCCATGAACCACCGCTGCACGCCGCGGCGGCGCAATTCGCACTCCATGGTGTCCACCAGCAACAGGGCGCCCCGTGCGAAGTCATCGCGCCGGTCTGGACGCACGAACAGGATGTCCATGGTCGCTGTCAGGCACGTCTCGTAGTGCAGGCCGGGTGCGACGAAGCAGATCAGGTAACCGATCATCTCGCCGTCCTCACGCAGAGTCACGAACACCAGTTGCCCGGCGCGCTCGCGTGCGTCGTACACATGCCACTGCGGCGCGAGGGGCACCTTGTCTTGGTTCAGGGCCAGTTCGCGATAGTGTGCGTCGAGCAGCTTCTTGAGCTCTTCGACCCGCTCCATAAACGGCTCGACGTGCGCGACGATCATGCGGCGGCTCGATTGCCCCTCTTCCGAGATGCGAAGGCACTTGCGCACACCTTGGTGCTGTGCGCTACGTCCGGCGACCTCCGCCTCTTCGAGGCACTTCTGCGCAGCTTGCGCCTCGAGGATGATCTCCTTGGCCAGGTCGACGGTGAGAGGCTGACCAATGCGGCGGGCCATCGCGTTGCAAAGTTGCTGGTGGTCCATGCTGGGGTCCTCGGCGTCCGCAGGCGCACATCATGTGGATTTACAAATGCGATTCATGTTGCGCTTGCTTGGCGCCGAATGAAAGGGGGGTCGATGGTGCAGCCCGGCCCGGCGGAACCGCTGCTGCAGCGTCTGCGCTACCACGTCACTGCCTCCACAGCCGCCGCCGTCGTGGCCGCATAGATGGCGGCGCGCACGGCGCGGCCCCTTGCATAAGCGCCCTGCACCTGGTTGGCCAGCGCCAGTGCCACCTCGATCATCTGCTGCGCCGTCAGGGTGACGATGGTGTTGTCGTACCGGGTGAAATCGATAGCCGGGGTCGCGCCCGGGCTGATGGTCTGCGCCGCCGTCTGCGCGAACTGCGCCGTCTGCGCGATGTTCAGCCGCGCTGCGTCGTCCGCATCGAAGGTGCCGTAGGGCGTGACCAGCGGCGCCCGGATGGCCGCGCGGCGCGCGTCCTTCATCTGCGCCCACTTGGCGGACTTCAGCTGCTCCAGCGTCGGGGCTGCCGTTTGCTCCTGCTGCAGCGTCCAAGCTCCGTTGCTGCGGTAGGCTTGATAGCCGATCGGCGCGTCTGGGGGTTGGTCGGGTGTCAGGTCTGCGCGGCCGGCGTAGTTTTCTATCGGCTGGTCCTGCACGATGAAGCCCAGGTAGCGTCCATCCGCGGCGATTCGATAGAGCTTGTTCATAGCCGGTACAGGCTCCAGTCCGCGCTTTCCAATCTCTGCCAGGCGGAGGCTGTCGTGCTGACCGGCTCCAGCAGGTAGCACTCGCACTTGATCAGGATGCGTTTCTGGGTCGTCGTGTTGCCGTGCGGAGAAACCCAGAATTTCGACTGCCACACCGGCGTTGCTTCAATGTGCCACTTGCCCGTATAGACACCGGCGGCCTGGGCAGGTGCAATCGTTCCCGCGGTCGCGTAGACGCGTGCGCCATAGACCTCGGCGGCCTGCACCCCGGCCGTCCACAACACCGGGTCGTCGTAGCCAGTGTCGATGAAGAAGATACCGGCGAAGTAGTGAGGCAAGAGGAGGCCTGCCAGATAGGAATACCCGCCGCCCGGGGGGGTGATGCCGGCGGCGCCGCCCTTGAATCCCCCATCTGGGATTGCCATTACGGTACTCCTCCGAGGTCAGTGCTGACCGCCGTCTCCCACACGATCGCAGGACGGTCTTTGTCGGGGATGAGATAGGACCCACTAGCCTTGAGCGTCCCCCCTGCAACCACCTCGCGGCCGAAGAACGCCGAACCATCCGCGTAGATTTCCACCTTGTAGTGCGAGCCTGCATAAGGCCCGTAGTAGGTGTAGGGCCCCGCGCGCAGCATGAGCCCTGTGCCCCAGGCGTTGAAATCGAAGTTCACCGAGTCGGTGCTGTTGCGGATCACGCCTGCGGTGAGCACTCCCAGGTTCGCGCTGATCGCGTCCAGCGATGCCAGCCTCAGCTGGCCGCTTCCGTCGGAGGCCAGGCGCCAGCCCTGCGTGCCGGCGATGTAGTTCGACGAGCGGATGGCGCTCGCCTCGACCACGAACCCGCCGATCTGGCCGGTGCCGTCCGCGTTGAGGTTGAAGCCCGTCGCGTTGAGCGCGTAGCCCGTGGAGCGGATGTAGGTGGCGCCGATCGTGATGCCGCCGATCGTTCCGGCGTTGGCGAAGATGGTCCCGCCGAACACGGCATTGCCGCGGATCTCGATGAAAGCAGTGCCCCCCACCAACGTCGCGATGCGCCATCCGCTCACGCCAGCCACGTAGTCCGCGCTCTGAATGTACTGGCCCACCGCCAGCGAGCCGGCGAGGATCTTGCCGGCGGACATGCTGGCGATCTTCTGGTCGTCCACCAGGCCCGTGGTGACACCGATGCCGTTGGTTCCGCCGGCCGGCTCCGACTTCACCCCGTCGGCGCTCATCCACTTGGCCCACAGCCGCAGGTTGCTGGCCGGATCGAACGGCACGGCGTCGATGTTGCCCGGGAAGCTGGCGAACTCCACCGCATTGGAGAACGTCGGCAGCGGGCCGGAGCCGCTGTAGTTGGCCGCGTAGATGATGGTGCGCGCGTGGCCGTGGCCCTGCGTGTAGATGGGCGCAGCGGTCTGCAGCAGGATCTGCGTGGTGCCGGCCGTGGCCATGAATCCGCCCGGCACAGGCGGCGGGCTGGGGTCGTAGGCCCGCTCGACGACGATCGGGCGGAAGCCGGGCGTGACGCTTTCAGGGCCCGCGGCGAGATACCGCTCGCGCACGTTGATGACGCCCGCGTCCTTGAGCATGCGCAGCGTCACGAAGGCGTCCATACGGTTGCCCAGCAGCCCCATGCCCACCAGCGCGAACTCGCGGATCTTGTCCCCGAAGTTCTTCGCGTCCGGTTTGGGCAGGCCCGTGGACATCAGGCCGTTTCCTCCATGGTGGTGGCTAGCACCACGCCCTGCACCGGATTTCCTGTCTCCACCTGCACCTGCCAGTCGGTGGCCTGGAAGCCGGAGGGAAGCCGGAACGGCTCGGCGCTGGACACGCTCTTGGTGAAGCGCAACTTGTCACCAACCGAAGACAAGGCGCCCGGGTTGGTGGCCACCAGCGCGGTCAGCTGTGCCGCCGTGAACGGGCCCGCGTCCACCCGCAGCGTCACCGGGTAGGCGTCGGCGGTCACGGCGGCGGCGGAGAGGTTCGCCGGAGGCGTCACGAAGATCTTGGAGCGGAAGGTGGCCGTCATGAACGCCACGCCCGCGTCCCATTTCTGGATGTTGGTTCCGTTCAGGACATACAGCGCATCCTGCAGCTCGTCGAAGAAGAGCGCGTCGTAGCCCTGGTCCAGGAAGTAGAGCCCCGTCGGGCTGGTCGGGTCGATCAGGAAGGCGCGGCGCACGGCGAGCGCGTCGGTGTAGAAGCACAGGTAGGCACCTTCGTAGATGCCCGCCACCATGCCCGCAGGGTTCATCGCCTGCCAGTCGTCGCGCGTGAGCAGGCCGGCCGTGATCAGTCGCGGCCCGCCGTTGCCGTACCAGCACAGGCCGTCCTCACTCGGCCAGGCCACGCCGTCCGGGAAGCTCACCACGCCGCGAGCGCTGCTGCACGCCTGCCCCTCCACCGGCGTCAGGTCCAGGGAGTCGGGGCTGGTGCCCGTGATGAGCGCCGGCTTGGCAGTGGTCAGCACCAGCAGGTTCTGCAGCCAGCGGCCAAGAGCCACAGGCACCGCGTCGGGCGGCAGGAACTCGTTGGCGAGCTTCCAAGCGTAGGGGGAAAAGGCCTCGCACACCCGCACGCCCTTGCCGCTGATGCCAGCGAGCATGCCGTTCCACATCGGAGTGAGGTAGCTCAGGTCCGCAGGCGGAGGCAGCCACCCATTGGTCTTGAGCGGGTCCACGGCCAGCAGCGCGTTCAGCACGGTGCTGACCGTGATGGAGGTCACTTCCTTCTGGAAGAAGAATTCGGTCTCTCCCGATTGGCCCGTCACCGTGGCATAGATGCGAATGCGGTCGATGTCGTAGCCGCCAGGCGCTGCGGCCAGGCTGGCGACGGTCAGCGAGTCATCGGTCTTGCTGACGATCTTCGCCGTCGCCGCCGGGGCGCTCTCGTCGCCCTTGGTGTTGACGTAGGTGTAGGTGACGTAGACCGTCCAGGTGTTGACGCTGATGCCATTGTTGTTGCTGGTGACCACCGCAGCGGACACCGGCGCCGGAACGCCCAGCGTCCTGGTGGCCGTGGGGTACGGCGCACCGGCCAGCGCGATGGTGTTGTCCGTCCACTTCGGCGCGCCGCTGCCGGTGAAGTACGTGCGCTCGGTGGTGTCATTGGCGTTGTAGCCACGCACGGCATGCACCACACTGTTCCAGCTGAACCAGTAGTTCGCGTCGCTCTTCACGTCGCGTCCGAAGCGGTAGATGGATTGGCGGCCGACGGGCACGGAAGCCACGGTAAGCGGAACGCGCCACGGCCGAAGGTCTCCCCTGCCCGGCTTCTGGTTGAGCGAATCCGCGCCCACCATGTCGCCCAGCATCTTGGGGTGCAGCGCCTTGTTGGCGCCGGTGAAACCTCCGACCACGAGTTTCATCGTGTGCTCCGATCTGCGGTATGGGTCAGGCCGGCCAAGACAGCTGCGGCATCTGCGCCAGCACCTCGTCAACCGTAGGCCGCGTCCTCGTTCCGGCCTGCACTGCGGACACAACGAGAGCCTGCAGGTCCGGGGACGGAGCAGAGAGCGGGGTGTTACCTGCAGCGCGCCACTGCTGGTACGCAAGCCAGTCGGCGTTCCCGGGGTCCGCCGGGATACATGCGCCGTCAGAGAGACGGACGACCGAGCTGGAGGCTGTGAGTCGGTAGATCATGGTAGCCGTGCGGAGTACGAAACTTGGTCCTTGGCGAACAAGCAGTGCGCTCCCGTCGTCAGGCCGGTGAAGCCGTTGATTTGGACGTCACATCCGTAGACGCTGGTGTGAGTCGCTGTGATGGCGCTTCCACTACCCGAAAAGGAAGAAAAGAAGATGGGCGACTCTACATACGGCGTCGTTGTCTTCAGGACGATGGACGGGGCGGCACGCATCGGGGCGTCGAAGCCCTCAATAAAAGCCATGACATCAGCGGCGCGACATACCCCGGTCGCGTTGCGGTTGCTGCGGTAGTATCTCTGCCCGAACGCCAACTCGGACTGATACGTCCCGTGCTCGAACTGCGTCCCCACCGATCCCGGTTCTACCTGCAAGCCGGTGATTGCAAAGATGTTCCCCACCGTGTCCAGGCAGTTGACCTGGTTGACGGTGGCTAGCAGATTACTACCGACTTGCCAGGCCCCAGCTGAAGTCTGGTAGATCGCACCGGCGGCCAGCATGAAATGAAGCCGCAGCCCCGAGCCGCTGGTCCAGTCCCACGTCCCGGCAGTGATGAGGCCGGAGGCAATGGTGATGGTCTTCTTCTCCCAGGTGTTCACGGCGTTGACCGTGTACTCGGCGACGTAGGTGCGGTCGTAGCCGGAGTTTCGCAGCGACAGGCAGTGCACGCCCGTCTTGGCGCTGCGCACCCAGAAGCTGATCGTGAACGGCTTGCCAATGAAGTCACGTACGTCGTATCCCTCGATGAAGACGCACACCATTGCGTACTGGACCGCAGTAGGTGCGGCGCTGGCCGTGGTGACGGTCGTGCGCAGGCTGAACTGGAACTCGTTGTCGGCTGGTGCGTCCAGCGCTTGTTCCAGCGTCAGCACGGCGCCGCTGTTTTGCTCCCACCTGTAGCCGTCCAGCGTCCAGGCCAGGTTCGCTACGGCCGGGAAGCTGGTGCCCGCTTGGGCAATCGAGCAGTCGCCGTTCAGGTTTCGGCGGCGCGTCCCGGCGAGTTGGCCGCCGTTCACCGAGCTGACCGCCATGTTTTTCGCAGCAAAGTCCTGCGTCGCCAGGCCGGCGAGCTCCGCCTTGCCGGCGTTCAGGTTGGTGAAGTTGGCGTCCAGCTCCGCATTCGTTAGAGCAGAGCCCTTGCCGGCTCGGGTGGTGATGGCGGTCATGCGTCAGCCCAGCCTCAGTTCGCCGTCACGGTCCAGGTGATCGACATCGTGTCGAGAGCGTCCTTGTTCACGACGGCGAACGTGGCCCTTGAAAGCATCGTTCCGGCCGCCGGGTCGTTGAAGATGCCCGCCTCGGTGACAGCGCCAGTTCCAATGCCCGCGCCGAAGGCCGCAACGAACGTGGCCACCGCGCCGGCCGAAGTGCCGGAAGTCAGTGCCACGCGACCGAGCTGCGCGCCCAGCGCCACGTCGCCGGCGGCCGGGGCCACCACGCCGGACCCGATGGCCATGTGGCTCATGGGCGGAGTGGCCGCGCCTACCAGGCGACTGGCGTTGAGCGCCTTGCCTGCCGACACCACCAGGTTGTTGATGTCGCGGCTGTCCTTGAGCTTTCCGTCCGGCCCGTACAGGCGGATGGACAGCCGGCCTTTGAGGGTGATCTGGTCTTTCATTTCGGCCTTTTTTTCAGAAGGTGCGGGACGTGCCTACGTAGTCCTCTGCGAAGTAGCTCGGGTCCACGTAGCTCTGGTTCAGGAGCAAGCCGCTGTCGCTCATGACCACGGCGTCCGCGAAGGTGCGCTGGGACTGCACGGTGCGCGCGAAGGCGTCGGTCATCGTCACGGCATCGGCCAGGCTCTTGCCGACGCCCTTGGTTGTGATGGCGTCTGCGAGCGCCACTGCATCGGCCAGCGCCTTGCCGAAGGCGATCGTCTTGGTGTCCACCAGCGCGAAGGCGTCGGCCAGCTGGAAGTGCAGGCCGCGCACATCCACCTGTGCATCCACCTGCAGCACGATGTGGTCGATGGCAGCCACCGGAATCTGCACGCTCGCGCCCAGCGCGGCGTTGCTCAGGCTGACGCTGGCGCGCAGGGTGCTCGCCATCAGAACTGCTCCCGCAGCTTGAACTTCAGCACGTCGTAGACGGTCTGGATCTTGCCGTCGGCGAACGTGATCTCGATCTCGCCTTCATAGTCACCGGGAGTACCCGACAGCGAGGTTGGCGTCCAGTCGAACTTGCACAGGCCGTTGGGGCCGTCCAGCACCGTACCAACGAGCGTGTCGACAAGTAAGGTCGACCCCACCGCACGGAACCGCATGCGCGGCACGGCGCCGGTGATGTTGACTACTGCGCCTGTGGTTTCATCGGTCAGGGTGGCGAGGAGCGCAGGGCGGGTGTCGCCCCTGACCAGCTTGATTTTTTCTGCCATCGCCGCCTCAGAAGGTCTTGACCGGCCGGCGAGGGCGAGCCGATGAGAAGCCGCGGAACCGCTGAATGTCGGTCGCGCCCATGTGTTCTTCGAAGCGACCGCGCCAGACGCCGGCACCGTTGCCGTCGCTGTAGGTCTTTTCGGTGTGTGCCTTCAGCTCTGCGACGGCGCCTGCGGCGATCTGCCGCACGTACAGGTCGAAGATTCGGTCCTCCACCCCGGTCGCGGCGTTCGACGGCTTCAGCGAAACCTCCACCTTCAGCGCCAGGCCGGTCAGCTGCGCGGGCAGCAGCACCAGGTTCTTGCGATCGGAGGTGTGCACGCCGTCCAGAATGCCGCCCGTGTAGGTGCGCCAGTCGTCCGGCAGTTCGTCCTCGGATCGGACGCGGATCGGCCGGCCGGCGAGGGTGGCGCGCTCCAGGCGTACCAGCTCGCTCTTGGGTTCCAGCGACATCTCGTATTCCGTGATCGTCGCCACGGTGAGGATGTCGTCCAGCCAGAGCTTCCAGACCCGCGTGGTCTCGAAGAACTCCTGTGCCGCGCGCAGCAGCGCGTGCTCGGCCACCGGCTCCGGGCAGCCGGGCACGTGCACCAGCACGTCCTTGAGGAAGTTGCTCCAGGCTTTCATCGCACGTTCGGCCGCACCTTGGCGGGTTGTGAGGTTGCGGGGTCGGTGCGCTCGTCGGCGTTGGTCTTGCCGGTGAGCATCAGCGTCGCGGCCTCGAGGTGCATCCTGGCCAGCGCCTGGTTGTTCGGCTCACGGCTGTCGCGCAGGTAGTAGCCGTAGCACAGCAGGTGCACCAGCGGCATCTCGTAGATGTCGTCCAGCGCGATCGGGTCGGTCGCAAGCGCCAGGTCGGCCGGCAGCACGGACCACACTCCGAGCACCTGCGTGTTGACCGCCGCTGGCGGGTACACGTCGAAGGCCTTGGGCTCCAGCGGGTCGAACAGGTAGTGCTTCACGGCCACTGCGCGCGCCGCGGTGTACCAGCTCGGGTCGAAGTCGTTCAGCTGCTCTTCGCTGATCAGAGACACGGCGCGGCCGGTGGAGTTGCGCACCAGCTTGATCAACCGCAGGCCCGTGGCCGGAATTGTCTGGTGGGGACCGTCAACGAGCGTGATGAGCCCGCGCGAGGTCTTCGCGTCGGGCCGGATCATCACCACCATGCGCTGCGCTGAGTTGAGCAGGCCGAGCTTGTCGGCTGCCGATGCGCGCACATCCCCCACGTCCTGCAGGATCGCGGTGGCCTTGCCGATCACCACCGATGCCTGCATGCCTTAGCCCTCCAGTTGCTCGAGCAGCAGGGCCTTGCAGTTCTGGCGCAGGCGGTCCTTGGTGAGGCCGTCCACGTCGCGCTGCATGATGCCGATGCGACGGGCGTAGGCGCGCAGCAGCGCCCCGTCCATGGTGTCGATCGGCCTGCGGAAATCGTCGGCAGAAAACTGCGGAACGGCGTCCGGCACCACCACCGTGGCCGGCTGCACCGTGGCAGCAGGCGGCGCGGCAGCAGGCGGCGCAGCGGCGGCGCGCTGGGCCTGCCGGGCGACCTTGGCCCGTCCGGCGCCCTTGCCTGCAGTCTTCTGCTGCGCACTCTTGCGCGCGTACACACCTCTGGGCATGGGTTTCAGACGCCAGCGATTTGCGGACGCGCGATCACCGTCAGGCGCCACACGGCACCCACGGTGAGCGTCGCGGCGGCCGCGGCCACCTTGAAGCCGATGCCGCGGTCCGTGGTCGCCGGCGCGATCAGCCCGAAGTCCTTCTTGGTCGGGCGGGCCACGCCGCCGGTCTGCGCGACGGTCGAGGCGGCAAAGGCCTCGCTGCCGCAAACGCGCGCCGCGTCCACCGCGCCGGCCACGCCGCTGATGAGGCCATGGTCCAGGGTGGCGGTGGGCACACCGTTGCTGTCGGTGTCCTCGATGGAGGCGATGCTGTCGACGGGCACGTAGCCCGCGGGCAGGATCACCATCTCGACCACATCGTTGAGGGCCAGGCCGGCCTCCACCGTGTAGTCGCCCACCAGGGTGACGGGTTCGTAGCCATCGGCGCTGATCACCGGGGCCTTGTTCACGATTTGCTTCGCCTGACGAAGTGCCATTTCGCTCTCCTGTGAAGTTGCGTTTCAGAGGGATGGGGGCAAGCTTGCGCCGGCCCCCGGTCCTCCATCAGCCGATGTTGGTGTAGGCCACGTCCACCGACAGCAGACCGAAGTCCATGCCGTTGAACACCGTCTTGTCCCAGCCTGCGATCATGCGGATCACGATCACCTGCTCTTCGCCGTGGTCCAGGTCGGACTCGGAAAGCTCGAAGCGCACATTGCCCTTGTTGCCCTTGGTGCCGTGGGTCACGGCCACCGCGTGCGCGCCCATGAACAGCGTGCGGATCGCGCCGACGTTGGCGCCGGCGCCGTAGTCGTTGAACTTGACGACGTTCTCGTGCTCGGTGAGCAGCACGCCGTTGTAGTAGGCGTCGCCGCCCATGAAGATGGGGCTCTTGGCGCCCACCGCCGCGGCCTTGGCCTTCTCCAGCGTCAGCCAGCCGGCCTCGCCCACCTCGCGGCGCAGGTCGTACATCGACTCGGGCGACTGCAGGTGCACGAAGCTCTTCTCGCCGTCGATGTTGACCGGCGTCATCTTGGCGCCCCTGCCGCCTTCGATGGCCAGCATCTTCTTGGCCTTGACGATCGCCACGTCGATGACGTTGGTGCTCATCTTGTTGGCGGCGGTCAGCGTGGCTTTCGCCAGCGTGCCGTCGAAGACCTGTAGGTGTGCGGCGTCCGGCACGCGGAAGGCGTTGGGGAAGCCTGCGTAGCCGACGGGGTAGTGCTGGATCTCGTCGCCCACGCCGCGCGAGCCGCAGGCGGTCATGTGGCACTGCTCGTCGTAGATCTCGGCCACGTAGTCCGAGAGGCGGGCCTTGGCCTGCTGCTGGATGTTGTGCTTGACCCGCTTCTGGGTCATGATGTCGCCGGCATTCACCGCCTGGCGGTGCTTGTCGATGCGCATCTTGTGGGTGTAGTGCGAGAGTTTCTTCTCGCGGCCCGCGATCTTCTCGTCGCCTTCCACGGGCTGGCCGCGCAGCTTGGCGATCAGCGTGGTGGTCACCTCGTCGCCCGCGCCCGACTCGAGGTCGGTCTTGGCGACCACGGGCAGCGCAGCATCCTCGCCCCCCGTCATCTTGTCCCAGAAGGACTTCTTCTTCGCATCGATCGCCACCTGGGCGGACCAGACCTTCACGGCCGCCGGATCGGTCGGCAGGATTGCAGTGCGTGCCATGTTCGCTCCTTTGCTTCAAGGGCACACGACACACTCCTGCGTGTCCGACATGCTGAGGGCCGAGGCCCCCAGCGCTATCCGGCCTTCGCCGGAATACGTGGCTGGGGCCTGCATACCTTTATGCGCTGATCTGCAACCACGCGCAAGCGGGCTCGCTGGCCGTCCTTTTTCTCCACTTTCACGGTGATCGGGCAGAGCGACAGACCATCGCCGAGGGCGGCCTCGCCTAGCAGGCCAGCGAGGTCCAGGGTGAGCTCTTCGCCCACCCGGACATCCATCACCACACCGGCGTTGGTCTTGTCGCTCACTGGGCACCAGCCGTCACGCGGGCGTACACGTCCTTGGGCAGGCTGGCCATGTACACCTCCAGCTCTTCGCCTTCCAGTGTGCCGATTTTTGCCATCACGTCGTCGGCCACCGGTGCGGCGGCGGCCGCTGGCATCTTGGCCAGCGTCTGCAGACCGCCCAGGGCCGCGGCAGGCTGTGCAGGCGCTGCAGCAGCACCTGCGGCGGGAGTTGCAGGCGCACCGGCGGGAGCGGAAGCGGCGCTTCCGGCCGCCGGCGCCGCCGCGGGCTTCGTGTGGCGGATGCGCATCACGGCCGCCGCCTGCTCCAGCGCCCAGCGGCTCGCGGTCATGTCGGCGCCGTCGACCATGCCGCGGTCGCCGGACTCGATCGCGAAGGCACGCACCAGGCTGTTGAACTCGTTGCGCAGCGGCTCGCTGCCGGCGTAGTCCAGGCCGTCGTCGCCCTTCGCCGCGGTCACGTAGGTGTTCAGCATGCTCTGCCAGGACCGCTGCTGCTGCTGCTGGGTGAGCTCCACGGCCACCTCGGCGCGGGCCTGCGAGCGATTGATCTCCAGGAGTTTGTCGTTGGCCGCGTCGATCTTGGCGTCCGCGGCGTCCTCGATGCGGCCGTACTCCTCGGCTTCGATGTCGCCGTCGTTCAGCTTCATCAGCGCCTGGCGCTTCTCGGTGCGGGCGGCCTTGATAGCGTCCTTCTGCGCCTGCACATCCTTGGCCACGTCGCCCACCTTCGCGTCGTAGACGACGGTGTTCGGCGCCTGTGCGGGCGCGGCGGCCGGTTGCGCCGGGGCCGCAGCGGGGGCCGCAGCGGGGGCGGTGCTCTCGGCCGGGGCGGCGG